GAATGCCTTTTTACCATCTGCAACTCCGACAAGAGGTAGATCATTTAAAGTAGCATATACTTTAACAGAAGCTTCATCTGCGATAGTTTGAACTTGAGCTGAATCAAGCCCACCACCAGCACCGAATCCAGTCAGTGCTATAGCCGAAGATCTCATATCTGATAATATTGTCATTTACTTTTCAATCCTTACTTGGTATAATGATATGCACAACCTCTAAGAGAGGTTGGATCACCAGCGCCGCCATCTTCTCCATTAGCTCCTATTAATACTGTCAAACCATCACCGCTTATTGAAATTGCGCCGTTTATTCCATAGTTATCACCAGCCTGTGTATCAGAAGCCTTTAACTTTCTGGTTTGCTTCCAAGTCTCCCCAACTCTTTCAAAAATATAAGCAGTCTGTTCATTAGCTCCTACTGTACCTGTCGCAGCAATAATCTTTGTTCCGTCATCACTAATTTTTAATGATTTGTCGTAACCAAGGTAGTCACTGCTTGCTGCATCATCTGCGGTTATTTTTGCTTGTTGTGACCAAGTGCTTCCTGTTCTTTTGAAAACCCAAATAGCACCAGAGTTAGTAAAGACGTCATCATCAAACTTTGCCCCAACAACAGCCCAAGTACCGTCATAATTTATACTTACAGAAATACCAAAATAATCACCCTGCAAATCTGGATTATTTATAATTGTTTCAGTGTTAGAACTAAAAGTACTTCCCGTTCTTTCATAAATATAAACGCCACCATTAGTACCAGAGACAAATTTTGTTGGTGCGCCAACAATGATGTAACTTCCGTTTCCGCTAATAGCGCAATCATAACCAAAATCATCACCATCAGCTCCATCCGATGCAGTTATTTTAGCGGAGCTATAACTACTGCCCGAGTAAGGTCCACAGGCATAAACAGCCCCGGGGGCCGGACTTCCGCCGGTATTAGTGCTATCATCATAAATTGCCGCAACAACAATAAACGTACCATCTCCATCTATATCTACTGCATTGCCAAAGTTGTCATTTGGATCTTGATCAGCACTTAATCGAGTCGTTCCGAGTCTTGCTCGTTGTGTCCAAGTGATTCCGCTCCTTTCAAAAACGTAAGCATCACCAGTATTAAGAGTATTAATACTAATATCGTAGCCCGGTGCCCCCATAACAGCAACGGTCCCATCTCCACTTATTGCTACAGCATTTCCAAAAAGATCACCACTCTGGTAGGAGCCAGAGTTAGACCCGCCAGCAATAGCCGCTTGTTGTGTAAATGTCGTTCCAGAAACACTATAGATATACGCGGTGCCTACGCCGCCAAGAGGCGCGCCAACAATAGCATAAGTACCATCATCATTCAGATCGACTGAAATGCCGTAATAGGATGTGGAGCCGCTTGGCCTAACTATAGTTTCTGTTACTACACCGCTTTGCCAATAACTAGCTATACCAGCACCAAATCCAAATCCTCTAGCTGAACCTCCACCAATCGTTGCTAACATAGGCATTACAAAATTCTCCTATGCAAACTGCGTTTGAGAAGCCAATACTGTAAATGTAGCATCAGCGGTTTTAATAATCGTAAAGGAATAAACATCAATACTACTTGCGTTGCCAGCCGCCGGCGCACTACCGCCTTGCCATTCTGGCGTAACAGAACTACCATCAACTTGATAGGCATTGAGATAATAAGCTGTTGTACCTTGAGTCAACATAACAGCACAAGTCACGCTTTGACCTATAGCCAGGGTTGAGTTTACATTTGTAAAATTAATTGTACGATTAGCTGTTTGATCTGCCGTACCATATACAACGCCTTGAACAGATGTATCAAAAGTCAGAGTTCCGGTAGTCGAAGTAATAATATCTACTTTTTCATGGACTTCTTCGATGTCTAACTGGTTGTCTACAGTAACGTCACCAATGAATGTTACTCCATTTAGCATACCAGCCATGTCTCTTGATCTAGTCATTGTTTATTACCACCTTACCTTCTGATAATAGTCTTTCTCTATTAGCCAAATGCTGTATTTGTATATCATCTTTTGACTGGCCGTGATATTCAACAGCGTGTCCTTCACTAACAAGTATATCGGTGATTCTCTCTCCATCTACAATAAAGTCACCAAGAATCCTTCCAAATTTTCCCTTAGCATCTTCTCCATCTCGATCGACTTCTGTTTTAAGGATTTGTGTTGATCCTTCTGGGATAAGCTCTTTAAGTCTATCTTTTGCAGCAAATCCGAAAATCTTTTCTACCTTGTCCGAAGTACGTGATTCGGGAGTATCGATACCCATTACACGTACACGTTCATCTTTCATCCAAATACCAAAACCTAAGTCAATGTCGATATCGACAGTATCACCATCGACTACTCTATTTATAGTTGCTCGGTATTCATACATCATTTGACTCCCGGAATTTTTGCATTTACTTTTCTGTGGCCATTCCAAGCAACAAATCCACCTATACGTAATGCCCAATATGCAAGATTGTTTAAGAAGTGAAAACCGTTTTGTTCAATATTAATATCTCGAAAGATTTGATCTGCTTTCTTTTGATCTATCACACCCATGGTTGATTTTTTGTCAGCCTTTAAGAGTGTAGCATACTTATATGCATAGTCATGTACCAGACCGCCCATTAAAAGAACACCAGTTGGTGACAGCCATGTATGTAAAAACTTAGGGATAGATGCGCCATCAAATGTAAATCCTGCAGGGATTACATAGTATTCACCCTCTATTTCGTATGACCAATCCTGAGCTACCATCCAGTGGCGAGTACTCGTTAACCACATCCATATTGCACTCCAGAAACCTTTACCTGCTGTATCAATCTTAAGAGGTTTTAATTGTGGCATTTCAACATATTTAAAACCAATAATGTCTTCATCTTGATCAACACCAAATTTGTTGATAACCCATCCTATAATAATTAAAATACCTACGATAGTAAACTGCCACCAAGTGACAAGTTGATCGATAATGAAGTCCATTATTGCGTCTCCTGTTTTGTTTCCTCCGTCACTGCCTTTTCATAATATACTATGATTTCTTTCTGTTGATTTATATATCTCCGAAGGTCTGCAATATTAAGAGCAAGATTCTCATAATCTTTCATACTAAGGGCAACAAAGGCTAATTCGCCATATATATCAGTAAACTCTTTTACGAACTCTTCGTAGTTATCTTTAGTGACTACAAATACCCGTGTATCACTTAACTGGACTGGCTTTGGTCGAGTCGCCGTTGGTATCTGTACCTTCTCCACTTTGGTTACTACTTTGATCTCCGGTTCCTGTCGGAGGCCGCTGCAACCAGCTAGGAGTAGGGATGTCAGCATTACCGCCGGTATCGCCCACGATGCCACGCCATAATTTGGCAGACGCGCCATTCATCTTTCCTTCCAATACTTTAGAATCCTTTAAAGCTTCAACGACAAGATTTAACTTACTCAGCTTTGATCTGAGTTCGTCACCATATGCTTCTGCTTTTTGTAAGGATATTTGCAATTGATTATTAATCTCTCCTAGTCTTTTCATATCAGACTGAAGAGTTTCGACACTTTGCTGTGCCGTTTGTGCTGCTACTTCTAGCTGAGCGTTATTGTCTCGTAGTGTAGCAATAGTGTTCTGCGTCGTATCGTAATAGTACTTAGCGCCATAACCAATACCACCGAGTATTGCTACAAGAACAATGATTGCATATAGTCTAATCATTGTTGCAGTTACAGCTGCCCTTTGATCCCACGTAACCGGCTACTAAACCAATAATGCCAGTTATGCTCATTTGTAGCAATTCAACAATATTTTGATCTAGTTCAGCATCGTGTTCTGCAGCAATCATAAATTCATCCACAACAATTAGTCCTAATAATCCCATCAAGCCTACAGCTAGTATTAGAACAATGAAGCCTTTAATATTATCTACATTCATTTTGTTACCCTAAATTTTAAAACTTTTCTTTAGTAAATTCTGAAAATCTTTTAAGAAGTGCCGGTCTTTTCTTTTTTCTACGATCCATTACGTTGGTAGTTGAAAAGCTCGGGCCCATCGCAGTAGTTGCTGGATTCGGAATAGAAGCAGTTGTTGTAGCTTCTTCATGCGAACAAGATCCTTCATGCATTTTACCGCATTTTTCACAGAGTTTCTTTTTCATTTGTAAATCTCGCTTGTTGTGACGTATATTTTTTGATTTGTTTTAAGATGAGTTGCTTCATAAATATCTAGACCAAACATATCACCGACAGGATATGCATTTTCAAACACTTTAATTTGATCTTTTGCTAATACAATTTCTTCATGAGTCGAATTGAGCATCTTAGATGCTTTCACTCGATAAACACCCGGTGACAATTGTTTATCTTCTAAGATAAACCATTTGTTTTCTTCATTTAGAAAATCCAGAGTATCTACACCAGATTTATTCATCACTTTTTCGATACAGCTATCGTTTAACGAATATTTTTCTTTGATAAGAAATAAAGCTGAAGCAAAAGATCCTATTTTACTTCCTCCACCCGGGATTTTGCTAATTAGTCTTTTAATGTTAGCACAAAGGCGAATGAATGGAGTGTAAGAATTTCTTTTTGCGTCTGAGTCAATTTTAACGCTTTTAATTCTTTTTCCATCTTCGTCAATCAAGCCTTCCTTATAAGCATCCCAATTCTTCCAATCCATAACAAGCATTCGCACAAACCGGAAGGCGTATGTAAGATCGGCTGCTCTTTTTACAATACCCATTATATTTCCCTTAATACATCAACGGCCTTTTGGTCCATTGCTATTCCTGTGTACTGATCGTTTCTAATATATCGCAAATATACTAAAAATGGTTTAATTACTGGCCAGTGGTTATCATCAAGCTTTAATTCTAAAATATTTAAAGATGCTTCTATACCAAAAGAATTAAAAATAACGATTAGATGATTTAGTATCAATCTTTCGGCTAATTCATCTTGCTCGAGATAGCGATTAAGCAATCTCTTGATATATTTAAATCTTTTTAGATCTTCATAAAATTCATCAATGTCTGAGAACTGGGGTTTATAATAATGCTTAGCCGCATAGAGTAGAACATTTTGTTCAGTAAGTTCATCGAATATCATCATAACACTATTTATTATTAGCTAAATAGGTTTTTTACTTGTCCCAGCAAAGATGATTTCTTCTCTCTACGATCTAGTTCAATTCCATGTTGACGACCAAAAGCTTCAAGCTCTAGTTTATTCATTTCTTCTAAAGATTTACCATTTGCTGGTGCTTCATTTAATTGTTGTACAGTGTCTTCCATTTGAGCTTCTTCCATTGCTTTAACGGTTTTCTTTGGTTTAGCGGCATTCTTACTAACTCCGTTAAATTCATCAATTTGAGCTTGTGTATGTGCACAAGATTTAAAAAGTTCACCTGTGTTTGGATCTTCCCATCCACGGATTGTAGGAACTGCGGTGTGACACCACCCTGGAGCTTTAATTGCCATTTTATTTTTTCCTTCTAGTCAAATGCATTGTTAGTGAATCTTTTTGGCAACCGCTGAGGTTTGATATGAAGAAATATGCTTATCACGTGCTTTATAATCTTTTTTATTATGTGCGGCCAGCGCGTTTGCCATATGGTCTTTAGCTACTGAGTGATCGTGGCCTTTTCCGTTATGGTGATCGGCCGTATCATCTCTGCCTTCCTTATCAGCTCTATCTGCAATTCCATGATGCGTGTTCATCTGTTTGTGATGATAATCTTGTTGCGTTTTTATTTTTGAAGCCATAGCTTTATGTTCTTTTCGTTTAGCGAGCATATCGCCAACGAGACCTTCATCTATCGAAACGTCAGCTTCTTTTTTATACATTGAGGCATATGCTTCCATTGTCTTCTTTATACCTTTTGCAGGTGTAGCTGATGGAATAATTTTCTGATCGCCGCTACGTGTTGCATCACTACCACCACGAGCTTTCGCTTGAGGTCCGGTCTTACCAGCCTTAGAAGCATCCTGATGACCTTTTTCTTCGGTATCATCTACTTTTGCATTCTTAGCAGGTTCCATCATATCTTTGGCACCCTTACCTGATAACCTATCATCCATAGTTTCTGGCTTAGTAGCACCTTTATAATGCTTTGCACGATCATTTTCAAGTACTGCCCTTAGCGCTTCGCGGATTGACGATTCTTTCATGTAAGATGCTTTTGAATCATGTTTTACGTGTTTTGACAAATCAGCTTTATCTGCTTTACCTCTATGGTCTTGCGCCTTGTTATGTCCGGGTGTTCCATACGGATTTTTTGGTAGACCAAGTTTTGTCTTAACTTTTTGAATCTCTGCATGACCTTCTTTACTGTGCGCACTAATGTGATGTGTATTATTCTTTCTATTTAATTTAAGATCGCTATGATCATCAAACGAATGACCTTTATTAGTTAAATGCGTTTTAATAGCTTTTGCATTTTTACTATTAATTCCACCAATCCATTGGGGCTGTCCATGCTTTGGTGGACCAACATATTTTCCTTCAACTGTAGGTTTCATTGTAGCTGTATCTCCTCTTTTGCCTTCTGGCTCATCTCTGTTTATATTCTTTTTAATCGCTTTACGACGATTCTTCAAATACTTATCTGAAGAATCTACATCGCCGTCATTGTCGATATCGTCATCTTCTTTACCGACAGGATCCATTTTCTCTTGTGATACTTTTTTTCTTGGATCATTCGGAACCATTTTTACACCCATTGAACCATCGGGTTTTCTAAAATTTTGAGGTTTTTTATCTGCAGATGTGACATTTTGCATCGCATCTTCAGTTTTTTTCTTTTTGCCGTGACTCATTTCATCGAGAATACTGAGGCCTTCAGCTTCAATCTCAGCTGCTGTAGCTGGACGATACTTTTCTTCTAATTCTGCAGCTTCTTTAATTGCTTTATTTTTTAATGCAGAAACAACTCTCATAATTGTGGAAGTATTTACGCCAGCTTTCATAAGAGCATCGTTAATATCTTTCCATATATACTTATCAGAATTTTTTTCTTCTAAGCTTTCTTTCTTTGGCATAAGAGCTTGAATTGTTTTAACATCGAGCCTCATCTTTTTAGCAATGTCTTTTGCAGACATTCCTTTTTCCATATACCCATGAAGTTCTTTCATTCGACCTTCATCAAGTTTTCTTTGAGCCGTTTCTAGTGTGGCTTTAGCACTTTCAATTAAAGTTTTCATTTCTTTCTCCGTTTAAATCCATTGAGCCACATACGCCCCTACTGCTGCTATTATTGCAGCATATACTAACTTATTTATAAGACACACAGTCCTATGATTATCATCTACCTTTTTTTCAATATCATCTAATTTTACAGATAATCTATTAACGCGTTCAATTTGATTGTGTTGAAAGTCTTGCATTGAAGCAATCTTTTCCTCAGCACGAGCAATAGATACCATAGCCGTTGCCAATTTATCTAATTTTTCTTCGATTCGATCGAGTCTATGATTGGTTGTATCATTCATATCTTTTCACCCAAGTTGCAAACGGCATAGGTTTTCCGCCTGATCTTTTCTTTTGATCTGAATATCTTGCATAATCTGCACTTGGTCCAGATGGTGCGGGAACTTTTTTCTGCAGATCCTTTGCCCTTTTTCCTGTTGTCCGAAAGATAGTTGGCACTGCTTTTTTGCTTGGTCCACGCTTTGCACGTTCTATACCAGCTTTCCAACGTTTTGAGAATGAAAGTTCGTCTAAAGTTTTCATCAATTGTCTACTTCTGCGCTTGCTCTCCACTGGTAACATGACCAGTATTTAGCTTTCCATTTGGGCCCAGGACTATCACATCCATGACGTGCTCTAAAAGAAGCTCTGCGTTTCGGATCATCTCTTTTAATTTCCATATTTGGATCGCCAAATCTTACAACTACAATATTACCTTTTGGGCCTTTTACGTAAACTTTGAACTTTTTATTCGGATTTTCATTTGTACGAATAGGATCATTTAGATTGACAGTTCTACCCTGATATTCGGCTTCGGTGATCTCGAGATCTTCATACAAGTCTTCGCATTCGCATTTACGATCGATTTCTTCGGCTAAATAATTTTTAAATTTATCCACCAAACTCATGGCCCGCTACTCTTTTCATTTGTTTGTTAAACTCAGCCTGTGATGGCTTATTCTTATACAATTTAATCGAGATCTCGGGACGATCCTTCCCCTTGATTCTCCAGCTATAGCCTTTATCTTTATGCTCAGGTTTGGTAGTCTTGACTACACGTCTCTTGTAGCCAGCTTCCCAAGTTTCTGATCCTTCACAAAAAGATTTAAAATTAATCATCGTCTTCCTCATCATCGTCATCATCATTGTCTGTTTTCTGAGACATCAAATAATCACGAACAGAATCGATATAGTCTGCAGCTTTTGTAATCTTATTCTGACACCATTCTGGCAAATTCTCTTCATCATCTACCATATCGTAAATATCGTCAGCGGCATCCATTACAATATCAAGCTGGTCCTTCATCATAGAACCTTCTTCATCATATTCACCGGGATCTTTTTCAGCCTGTTCCATTTGCCCAGGAGTCATTTTTTTAGCATGTTTTTCTGCTTCTTTTGTTCCTTCATCAGGAAGGCGAAATTCTCTAAGCTTTTTCATTTAAGTGCTGCCTTATACATTTTAAGTGCTGTTGCAAAACTTTTATTCTGCATCATTCGTTTTGATTCTGGATGGTTTGGGTTATCAATCGTCATGCGGATGCTATCATCATCTACTTTTTTCGCCTTAGCGTATTTCATATATGCCGACATAGCTTTTGTATCGATTTCCCTTGCTCCGCCTAGGACCTTTGCTTCATCGATAGAATCATCACCTTTTGCCATGTCGCGATAACGCTTTCGTACATCAGCTTTTGTCATTCTTTCGACGTCGGTAATCATTGAAGGTTGTTTAACAATCTTACGAAGTTGTCCTTTAATATCACCGGGAGAACGACCAAGCATGATCATTGGTGGTAAACCGTCGACAGAAACTTTAAACATCATTTCTTCGTTAACGGATTCACCTGCAGTATTAAAGGCTTCAGTTCTAATAGAATGAGTATCGGCATGAGCTGAATGAGAGGTTGCATTGCCATAGCGTCTAGCAATTTTAGATTGAGATTTAGCAGCGCGGTGTGACATTGCAGCAGATGCTCTGTCGCCTTTATTTAAATGCTTGATTGCATCTATATGATGAGAAGCTGCACTCATATGAGCTTTTTTAGCTCTTAAATCTTGTCTTGCACTATTGGCTGCCATTTGATGGGCATTAGCAGCATCTTCATGATCTCCAACAGATTCGTTAACGGATTCACCGACAGATTTCCTATCAGCCATTGCTAAACCAGCTTTACGCTTTCTACCGATGTTATCAAGACGATCCATCTCTTTATTCTTATATTTTCTAGAGGTAGGTGATGCAGCAACACGAGCATATTGTTGAGCAGCGCTGTAATTACTTTTACCAGCAGCTTTCTTATATCCTTTTACTGTTTCTGGAGACAATTCACCAAGAACTGTATTAGCTGCTAAGGGTGTGCCTTGTCTGTTCATTTTTCTCTTATCTATCCGAGCTTTAGTACTTTTTATAGATTGTGCAGATTTACCTACAGCAATCTTAAGATTAGAGTGAGTTTTACTCTGTTGAGTCATCTCGTCAATTTCTTCACCCATGGATCGTACTTTCTTACGAGTACCAATCTTTTTGGTGTCAGGCCGGCCCATTATGCCGTGCACATCTTTACCGGGATCATCTTTACCGTGATAACCAGCAGCTTTGCCCGGAGCAACTTTCTTAACTTTACCACCGCGCTTTTGGAATGCAGCCATTGCACGAGCAAGATCAGCACGGCTTGTAGCTTCTTCGATATTCTCTTTGATTTGAGATTTATCAACTTTGTCACCAATG